CGCAGCCGACGCATTCGCAGCCGAAGCCGCGTAATCCGAATGCGCGCACGAAAAGCCGGCATACGCGCCGTTATCCGCATCACCGCCGAAAAGCACGCCCCTTTGACTTTCGCCGGTGGTTGGCAGGCTGGTATAGAAGTAATCGGCGAAGTAAGTAGTAGAACTTGCGCCTACCTCTGCCGGCATATTCTCGCCGTATTCGCCAATCATCATAACTTTAACGTAGCCTTCCTTGCGCGGTAGGTCGCCGCGTTTCTCGTAGTCGGTATAGTCGTTGCTTTGGAATTTGGCCGGGTCGGTACATACGAAAAACTCACTAAGGCCGCCGGCCGCGTCGCTCTGAATATTGCATTTACAGCCGTCCGTCCAACTCCAAACGTGCCCGAAAGGATTTTCCAAACCTCGGTAGCTGGGTACGCTAAGGGTTTGGCCGTCGGTTCCGTCGCTTTTCTTGTATGTGTAGTTTACTACGCCTGTCTTATTTCCCAACGGGTTGGTAACCCCGCAAGGAACCATAGGGTTATAACTGTTATAGCCGTCCCAATCGCTCATATTGGTAACGCCTTGGCTTAATCCGCCCTGCTTATATCCTTCGCTTGTAGGTTCCGCGTTATAGGCAAGTTGGCAATTAAAGTTAGCGTATTCGACGGCGTAAAGCCACCAGCAAGTTTTTTGTACCTCGTAAACGTCGCAATTCCAACCGGCCCCGTTCTTGCCGGCATTCCCCCGGTTCCGGGCATACTTCCGAAAGTTGGTAAGGCTGATAGATGTAGCCGGCATACCTAAAAGGCTTCTATATGTTCCGTCCCAACCGGCCGTATTGTTACCGCCACGGAAAGCCGTAGAAGTATTTACGACGCTTGCAAGTTTCGGCGTAGCCGATACGGTACGGTCTACGGCAGCTTCGTAAGCCGAACGATAGGCAAGCGGTACCAAGTGGAACCCCGGTAATGCGTGTTCGGAAAGAAGGCAACGGAATTTAGTACCGTCTACTTCGAACTTGCGGTAGTGGGCCGGTATTTCTACCATTACCTGCCCGTCGGTACCGTCAAGTTTGGCGGCGGCTCCCGTATCGCGCTTGGTGCTGTCGTTCGCATGAAGGTAGTAAGCCACCGTTCCGTTATCGCGCAAGATACAACGGCGCATTTTACTTTGAATAGGCAGCGAAACGTGAAGTTCCGGGCGACCAATTCGGGTACAAGCCGAAGAAGCTACGTTAGAATCCCATTCTATACCGTAGTAGTAATCATAGGGAAACGTCGGCTTCGTGTTTCCTACTCCAATCAATAAACCCATATCTTGCTGATTTAATACCCCCAAATAAGGGTAGCGTTAATACTCGTTTGCCTAATCTCGCGGACTATTTCGGGGTTCCAGCCTACTTCGAAGCGTGTAGCTACGAACGTGCCCGGCTCCATGCCCCAAAGGTTTACTTCAAGAACGACGGCGGTTTCTCCGTCGTTCTTAATGTTAAACGGCGTATCTTCCATTTTGAAGTTACCCGTACTTAGCCCTTCAATGGGGCCAATTCTTCCGATTTGGGCGGAAACCGTTTCGCCCCCTCTCGTTGTACTCATTTCGTCGAATTTTAAGTTACACAAAAATACCTACTTGCGTATTATAATAATACGTTTGTTGGTAAAATATTAAAAACTCACTTTATGCTTTTGTCGAATATTTGGTATAGTTTCGCAATATCCAACTCCCCATAATATTAACGAACTCCATTAAATCGCCGGGGGATAATACCCCAACTTGGGTATAAGAAGTTTTTGTACCTTTTACAACCGTACAAGGGTATGAAGACGAATTATATAATGAACAGTTATAACCGTCATGCTCGGAATTTGTTTCCATTAAAACCCCGAATTGTCCGTTAGAAACTAAACGCATATAGCAATTTTCGGAAACTTCCAACACGGTAGTAAATTGTAAAAGAGGGCAATAGGTTAGCGTATATATCGTTTTATATGACCCGCTCGTTTCGAAGTAGTTGGAAATACACCGCCCATCTTTATATACACGGAATTTGGCCCGGTTGCCTTCCATTGAAGAGGGCGTTTGTGCCGTAAAATCAATATCGGTATTACGCTGGTAGGTTTCGCCCGTCGTGGATAACGCGAAAATCTGCGCCCCTGCTATATTCGTAACTGTTCCTACAATTTCCCCGGCTCGGTTGTAACAATTATCCCCATTACTCGGCGTTGCGCTTTTGGTATAAACGTGAGTATAACTGTTGCTTGTCCAACCGTAATACTCTATACCCCCTTGTTGCGCTCCCGCAAATATCATCGGGTAGTCGGATTCTGTGGTGGGATTGTAACCGGCCATAGCCGCTACTACATTTTGTCCCGTATCACGTACCCCGATAAACCCGGAAAGGGCTACACCGCCTTCTATTTCCGTTCTTGCATCTTTGAAAGCGTCGCGCAAATACTCTATATCACTTTGTTCCAATTCGGAAACATTCTTTAATGTCCCGTCGGACGCACGAAATTTGATGTTCCCACCAATTTCCCCGGTATCTAAATCGAAATAGGTTTGCCCGTCGCCGCTTTGAATCCGGCCCGTAGTAAGGAATCGCCCGTTAATAGTAGTCGCGCCATAAGTAAGGGCAATAAGACGCGCCGGCCGCTTTCCGTCGGTGTCCGTTATCGCGCTGCTTAGGCTTCCCACCAAGAAATAGTAATATGTCGGGTCGCTGTCTACCTTTCGCTGTACTGTATCGAAAACGATGTTTCCGGCCGTACCGGTCTTTTGGCAACGGGCGTATATGTAATACACCGTCCCGCTTACAAGGTTCGAGAAGGTGGCCGTATTTAGCTGCCAACTCTTTACGGTTTCCGCTATCGTGTAGTGAACCAACGTACCGCCTACAACCCTTACCGTATTGGGGTTGCCTTCGTAGTTCGGTTCAAAGCGGGTGTTCTGTAATACGAACTGCTGGGAACGTGCGCCGGTTGCTAACATGGTCGTTTCAATCGAAAGTGGCTTTATCTTCTCGCTGTAATAGTGGCCTTCGGGGTCGAACACGTTGGCTAATACCTCTTGGCTGGCTTTCCAATTGCGGCGGGCCTTCGACGGGTCGGCAAGGTCGTTTATCTCTATAACATTGTCGATTTTCTGCAAGTCTTCGATAACGCGGGTAATCGTCGTTTTGGTTACGCTGTCGCCCAAGGTTATATTATACTTGTATTCCCGCAGCAAATCGCGCGTAAAAGCCGTAATTCGTACCGATTTGTTTACGCCTATGTCTTCATCTTCCACCGGAATATAATCGCCGACGGCGAAAAGGTTTACTACGGTCAATTCGCCGGCGAACTGACGTATAAAATTTTCGTCGATACTTAACCCGTACTGTACTTGCGGCTGGCTATACCCGGCTATTGCTTTGTTCCCTTCCGAAAGTAGTTTGTTTTCCGCCTCGGTCTTGTAAGCGTCCGGCAAATTTATATCCGTGAAGAAATACTTATCGCCTACGCCGAACTGAAACGCCGCACTTGTTTTGCTGGGGAACTTCATGCCGTTTTCGTCCGTGAACGGTACTACCTGTATTTCCTTCGTCGCGTGGTCGTACTTGTGTATGTCAAATTCATAGCCGGCCAAGTTTCCGGTAGTGAACTTTACCTTTGCGTTCACTCCGTCTATAAGCCACTTTGTATTACCCGCGCTATCCTTTTCGTTAAGGTCGAAGTTCATAGTAGCGTCCTTAAAGGCATAATACGCGCTTCCGGCGGCAGTTACTTCGCCGTAACGTTCGGGTTTAATATCGTCGAATATCTTTGTATTCTCCTTCAATCCGTAAGCCGCAATAGCGGCCGCGTCTTCGATGTAGGAAGCGTTCTTTGCCTTGCCCGGAAGACAAAGACGGGTATAACGGTATTTATCCCCAAGGTTGCTACTACCGCCATAGACGTATAGCCGGGTAACTACATTCTTGGAATTGATGTTTTGGCGCGTCAATTCGTAAAGCCCGCCGGTACGTCCGTACCGGAAGGTATAGGGGAAGTTTACCCCGGCCGTTTTGATATTGAGCGTACGAACGCCGTTAGCTTGGGTAATCTCAAATTCGGTGCTGTATTGCTCGCAAAGGTCTTGCAACACTTCCAAACAATTCTTTTCCGTATAGGTTAGCGTCTTAAACTCCGTATTGGCAGGGAAAACGCCTAACACCCATTTACCCGGATATACACGGGTAAGGTTCCCGATAAGAATACCTAAGAAGTCTTCCAAATCGCCCGTAAAGCTGTCTAATACGGTATCGTCCGGTAACAAAAATTGCGCGTCGATTAACTCGTACTGTACCCCTTCGAAAGTAAGGGTATATTCGAAGTTCCGGTTTCCGGTCTTCTTAATTCCCGGAAGCTGGTTAAGGGTATAGGTCTTCCCGTAAACGTCTATTTGGTCGCCCAAGTGGAAGGTTAAGGGCGTGGCACTTTTTACGGTTATCGCCACCGTATCGGCTCCCAATAGCGTAATACTCTGTTCGGCCTTGGTAACGCCGGACTTACGCGCCCGTGAGGTCAAAAGGGCCGTAGTCCCGTCCGGGTGTCTTACTATAATTTGTTCCATACGATAATACCGTTAGTAGTGAAACTTTCTATTTCTTCGATAACGCCAGCGACAATGGCGTAAAAAATTCCGTCGGTCGTATATTCGTGGCTGGTTGTTACGTCGGTTCCGTAAACGTCGTTCGTTTGAGTTCCGTCGCCCCAAAAAATAGTAACCGCTTTCGCGCTGGTTAGGGTAATCGTTAGCGTCTTCGTATCATTGCTTAAACGCTGGTGCCGTACGATACGCTTTACCGGGTCGGGTTCCTTCAACTTCAAGGTAAAGGTTCCTACCATAAGGTCGTCATTCCAACGCTTGCTAATGGCTACCCCGTTTTCGTTATAGACTTCGTAAAGCAACGGTTTCGTAGGGTGTATATCTACCATAAGCCGCTGGGTGTTGGGCCGGCTGAATACGTCCAAGAAGTCGTTTAGCTTCGTAACAAAGTCTACCTTCCCGTTCGCTTTCATAAAGCAATTAAGGGCTATTTCGCGGGGTTGCAGTATCTTGTTTTCAAGGTCTACTATCTCCCCGTGATAATCCGGCCAATCGACGGAAACCGGGGCTTTCATCTTGGGCCGGTCAAGAAGGCCACTACTTTCGCTTACATAAATATCCCAAGCCTTAAAATCGGTTCCGTCTATGCTGTAAGCCAATTGCGCCACCGTAGCGATACTTTCGGTAATTTCTTCCTGCGTCAAGGCGGTATTATATACCTTAACTTCGTCAATACAACCGTAGCCGTTGGCGGTCGTATAGATGTCTTGCAGGATAGCGAACCCGGTAGGCTGGGCCGGTAGCGTAATGGTCTGTACTAATGCGGTATCAAGGTAAATGCGGATTGTTAGGCCCTCTTTGACGATAGCCCAATAGCCCCAAGTATCGGCCGCAAGGTTAAACCACGCTTCCGTATAACCTTCCAACGCTTCCCACCGTGCGAAAAATCCGATACGCTTACCTGTAAAGCCGTCCGGGAAGGCCGAACGCTTCAACCAGGCAAGAAGGGTAAAGTTCCCGGTAAGGGGAATTACGTTTTTGTCTATATCGCAATGCCCGCTACCGTCGAACTTTATACAGTTGCCTTGCTTGCCGCCGGTAAAGTCCGCTTCTACTACCGTACCGTCCGCCCGCGTCTTGCTGTAATCGTAGGCAATGGTAGAACCGGCCGCTTCATCGAAGGGCATATTTAGGATAATGTTACTTTCGTCTGCCATATCAATACGTTTTAGTCGTTTTTCGAATAACTTTTATTATCGCGTTACCTTCGCCGTCGCCGGTGGTAGTCGTCAAGTTCCCGCCGTAGTGGTTTACGCAAATCTTCGCGTTATCCCGCGCTTCTACCTCTACGGTGGTGTCGTCGAATACGTCTACCATGACGAAGGAATTACCGGTAGCAAGAACCTTTAACCGGCTTTGGTGCTTTGCGAATACCTGCCCTACGTTCCAACCGTCGTAAGTGGCGGTACCCTCGCAACGGCCAAGGGCTACTACGTGCCGGAAGTTTCCGGCCGTAATAGCGCGGTCGAGGAATACGCCGTAGGCTTCGCAAGTGCCTACGAAGTGCCGGCGTATAAATTCATTGCTGGGGTACTCGTTGCTTAGGCAGAAGTCGATACCTTCAAGGTACATTTTTATAAGTTTGTCTTTCTCCTTGGTATCTATAAGGCGGTCGTACCATTCTTCGCAAATGCCTTTCTTTTTGGCGTCGCGGGCCAATCGTTTATTTACTTCCATATCGCTACATTGTTATTCCTTGCGCCCGTAACGGGTCGGACGCGCTTCCCGAAGTATTCTTTTCTATCTGTTCAAGGTGCCGGTTCGATACGCTTAGTTTGCCGTCGATGTTGGCAAGGTGTATAAGCTGCTGGCGCAAGATTTCTATTTCCTGCACTTGGTTTACACGTACAGCGTTCGTTTGTCCGGCCAATAGGTCTATACTTTCTTGGCTGGCTCCCTTAATTGCACCGGATAGGCTCGTAGTTGGGTCGCCGTTATCGTCCAAGTCCTTAAACAAGTCTTCGTACAACTTCAAGGCTTCGGCGTACCCTTGGGCTATCGAGTTTACCCTATCCTTAAACCGTTTTTGTTCTTCCGGGGTCAAGCCGTCGAAGGAACCGCCGCCTTCATCATCGAAACCCATATCGCGCTTCAACTGCTTTACGGCACTTTGTAGCTGCTGTTCAAGGAATTGTTTTTTTAAGGCGTTCTTTACGGCATTGCCTAATACCTGGTTCGTAACCTTTTCAATCGCGCTTTTTACTTTGTCGCTGTTGAAACCGTCGGAGTAGGCTTCGGCTATCGCGTCGGACAATTGCGTAGCCAAGTCCTTTGCCGAAGTCTGCGTTACGCTTTCCGTAATTTCGGCTATGGTGTCTTCGATTTGGCGGCCTAATTCTTCGTATTGTTCCTTGTATTGGTTTACCTTATCGCGGTCGGTCTTCTTCTTGCCTTCTTCCGCTTCCCACATAGCCCGCAAGTGTGCACGTTGTTCGCGCATATTGTTGATAAGGGCCTTTTGGTTGTCGTAAACCGATTCGCCTAACGCCTTATCTACGGCGTGTTCAAGTGCTTTATATACTCGTTCCAATTCTTTAACGGCCGCCGCGTGCTTCTTAATGGCACGTTCGGCCCGACGGTCGCGGAAATTGAACACTTCGAACGCGGAAGAAATAAGCCCTATACTACCTTGTATAATCCCCAGCGGGTTGCCGGTTGCGATACCTTCGGCTAATTGTCCGGCGGAACCTATCATTTCGCCGATGTCGCCTAAAAGCTGCTGGGTTACTTCGTCGCCGGCAAGTCCCATGTTTGCAAGCGCACCCGTAACCGCGTCGAACGAACCTTTTACCAAGTCGGCCGTAGCCCCTACACTTTTGAATACTTCGGATAGGTTCGCTTTGCTTGCGTCCTTCTTATAGTCCTTCAAAGCCGTAGAAAGGGCCTTAAACGGGTTGCGGGTCTGTATTTCGTCCTTGGCTTCCCGTAACTTGCTTAAAACTACGTCCAGGTCTTGCGGGTCGAGTTCTACGCCTAATTGGGCCTTTTGCGCTTCGATTTTATCTATAAGGGCCTGTATTTGCGCCGTAGTAAGGTCGTCGAGGTTCCCGAAAAGTTGCTCCCAAGCCCCGGAATCGGTCAATTCCTGCAACGCTGCGGACGAAAGGGCCTTATTCTTGGCTTCCTGCAATTTCGCCACTAATTCTTCGTTTTTCTGCTGGGTCGCCAAAGCTATTTTTTCGTCGTATTGCGCGGAAATATCGGCGCATTTCTGCTGATAGGTTTTGTATTCCTCTACCAATGCGTCGTAGTCCTCGTTGCCCGAACTTTTTGCGTATTTCTTGCGCTCTTTCTCCAAATTCGCCAAGGCTTCCAAGGCTATACGGCGTTCGTCGTCCGTCTTGGCCTTCGCCAATTGCTCGTTAAGAAGGCGGCTATTTTCGGCGTAGTTGGCTTCGAAGGTTATTTTTTCGCCCAGATAGCTCGCATAATCGGATAGTAGGGCTTTTGTCCGGTCTTTGGCCTTTTGCTCTACGTCCTCCTGCTGCTTCTTGATAATATCGCTTTTACCTTTGTCAAGGTCGGAACCGTCCCCGGCCAAAGCCTTACGCTTTTCTTCCAAGATATTAACCATTTCCAAAATGGAACGTGCCCCGGAAAGTTGGTCTTTAAGTTCCTTTTCGAAACCGGCTAAAACGGTTTCCTTCGTTTCGGTGGCTATGGCGTTATTTAGCTTCTGCAATTCTTCGGCTTGCTTCTTGGTGGCCGTACCGCTTCCGATAGCTTTAATAAGTTGGTCGCGCTGCTTCTGCAAGTAATCCAAATAGCTACTTCCTTCTTTCAGCAACCCGGCAAACTCGGTTTTTGCGGCATTGCGTACTACTTCGTCTTTGGAATTTACCCAATTGTAATACTCTGTATATTTCTTTTTCCGGGCTTCCAATTGTTCCGTAAACGGGTCTTTTTGCGTAGTCTTAGAAGACGTGCCGGATAAATCCATTTTTTTAAGTAACGCTTCCTGTTCTTTGATTTTCGCCAATAACTCGGCCCGCTCCTTATCGGTGGTAGCTTCCTTATACTTTGCACGCAACTTTGAAATAGTCTTTTCCAGAGCTTCTATACTGCCTTCCGCCACTTTATCCGCACCGCCCCCGATAGAATCCAAAATTTCGCGTTCTTTTGCGGTAAATTCTACTTGCTGGTTTATCAAGGCGTTATATTCCCGTTCCGCTTTCGCTACGGCATCTTCGGCCTTTTTCCAATCGCGGGATTTTTCAATTATAACGCCTTTACGCTCTACGCCGTAACCGTCCTTATATGTTCCCTTCTTCGATACATACGCTTTCGGAGTAGCTTCTAATTCCTGCTGGGCTTTTAATACTTCCTTGTATTTCTCTACGGCCAATTCCTGTACGGCTAACGCTTTGGCCCGTTCTAAGCAGGCTTCTATAAACTTCGACTTATTAGCTACTAACAAGTCTTCCGCTTCTTTAACCGTCTTAATGGAAAATCCCAAGTCCTCGAAGCGGTCTTTATTGTCTTCGATAAACTTGTTTTTAGCGGCCATATCGTTACCCAGCCGGTTCCATGCGGTGGAAAGCTCGGTAATTGCTGTAACCGGTTCGGCGGCAGCTTCTACCACTTTGTTATTAAATTCTTCTTGCGCCTTCTTTGCTTCCCGATTCTTGGATATGAATTTGGAAATTAAGGCTATCGCAGCGGTAATCGCTACTGAAAGGCCAAGGGTTAAGGTCGCCATTAACGCCTTTGCCGCTACGTTGGAAATACCCAAAGCCGTAGCAAACTTCGTTTCCGCTACGGTAAGTAATTCTTTCGCCTTGCGAACTAATACAAGCTGGGTATATGAATCCTTGTTTAAGGTTTTGGCTACCTGCTGTAAGCCTATGGTTATAGCCATAAGGGACTGAACTTTAACCATAATCTTTTGCAAGTTTTCATTTTCCCCGGCAAACAGTCCTACCGCACCCTGCGCGGCCGAAAAAGCCCCGCTTATACCGCCCATTACCTCTAATACGGTATTCATATTTTGGTAGTCGTCGGACATAATTTTAGCCTGCGTATTTGCGTCGGCCATAGCGTCCGCCAAACGGCCTAATTCCGCCTGCATAGCCCGGTATTCGTCCGTATCCCGCTTCCCTGCCTGCTCCATTTCCGCAAGTGAATTTTTAAGGTTCATAACTTGCGTTCGTAACATGCCTTTCGCCTTCGCGTTTTGCTCTACCTTGGCCTTATTCTCGTTTAAGGTCTGTTCTTCTTTCTGTAAAGCGTCCGCCGTGTTCGCCACTTCCTGCAAAAGTGCTTTCCGCTGGGCTATTTCGTCCTTTATAGCCTGTTGTTTGGCCGTTAATGCCCTATATTCTTCGTCCCCCTTGGCGGTGCCTTTCATAAAGGCGGCCCCGGCCGCTTCGCCCAAGCGGGCGTACTCTTTTTCAAGGTCGGCGATTGCGTTACTATGGATTGCGGCCATAGTGTCTATATCCTTAAACGCCGCTTCAATTTGTGCGGCGGCTTCTCTGTACGCGGCTTCCATGCGGTCGCCGCCTTCTACGGTTGCGTCCGTGAAACCCTGTACGCGCCTTTTGGTTTCGGCCAATGCGCTATTTATTTGCCCGTTGTTCGCAATTATATCGAACTCCAAGGCTCCGCCTTTTATATTCATCGGATAAGGTTGTTTATCTGTTGTAAAATGCTTTCGGCGTTCTCGCTGGTTATCTTGGTTGTCGTATTGCCCGCTGTATTGCCGTCTTCGTCGTCGGCTATGCGCGGCGCGTCGATTAACAACCGTTGAACAACGGCCCAAGCTACGCCGTGATGTAAGTAATCCCACGTCCAGCCAAGGTGGGCGCAAATCGAACCCCGGCGGCCGTAAGGACTATTTAGCCCTATTACTCTATGCGCTCCGTCCTCGGTTGGGTCGTCCTTGCGCCGCTCATTAAGCGCATAGAGTTTATAAAATCCCCTAAGTTGCTTACGCTGGTTACGGCTTCGGAAAGCCCTACCAATTTGGAAGGCTTTATAGTGTGGAAGAAAAGGGCCGTAAGCCGGTCTAACTCCTTATCGTCGTTATAGGTCTTAACCCTGCCGCCTTCGCTGACTTCGGTAACGTGGTAGTCTTCGCCCAATACCGCAATAGCTATTATTCTGGCCATACGTGCGGCATTATCTTTGGCTATGCGCTTCGCTTCCGCCAAGGTTTCCGTTCCGCCGGCCGTAATCCGGGTTTCATCTATCCCCATTTCTACCCATACCGCGCTAAGCCGGTCGAGAATCGAAAGCGTAGGTTCCTGTATTTCGAAATCCTCTTTTACCGTAACTGCTTCGGGGCGTTGAAAGAACCCTTTAACGCCTTTTTTACGCCGGCGGATTTTGTGTGTGACGCTGAACCGAACCCCTTGCTTTACCAAAAGGTTAAGTTCTTCGCGCTCTAACTCTAAATCCGTTTTTTCTCTTATGTTATCTTCGTTCATGTCGTCGCTAAATCAAGAAAGCCCCCGAAACTTTCATTTTGGGGGCTTTCGGGTTAAAACAAGGCTTTCCCCGCGTTATGCCTGCGCGTCTGCGGTCATAAGCGTAGCGGTCATTTTCTTAGTTCCCGTTTTGGTCGGCTGCATAACCGTACCGGCGACCTCGATAAGAAGAATACCGCTTTTGCTGAAAGTGGCGTTAATCTTACTTACGAGCTTCATTCGCGGAATCTCGAATTTAAGGCCCTGTTCCGGGGTAATGCGTACCGACTTTTCGACTACGGGGATTTTGTCCGGGGCTTCCCACTTATCCGGCGTACTGCCGGTACCGAGGGTACCCACGCCGCCCAAAAGGTCGGCAAGAACCGTAACCGAAGGGTTCATAATCGAAAAGTTGAAATTCGTTTTTCCGCCCCGGCTAATGCTTATTACGGGGTCGTCCACTTCTTCGGCGTAGTGGTCGGTTGTTTCCGGGTCTTCCTGCGTCATCGTGCAGGTGTCTTGGTAGGTATAACCCAATACGTCCAAGGTTTCGCCCATACCGCCGTCCTCGGCAATTGCTCCTACCTCAATCTTGGAAAGACCGATAGTATAAGTTTTCTTTGCTGCCATTGTCGTAAATTTTAATTAGTTCGTTGTATATTCCATTCTACCCGCAAGTTGTTGTAATGCTCGTTAATGCCCGGTTCTTTAATTATGGTTTCCGTAGAAACCCGAATAGTCAGCCCGGTAATGTTCGCCGATTTTAGAACCGATAGAACAATAGCCGTTAGTTCGCGTATTCGCTCCCTATGCGCCTTAAATTGTTCGGTTCGGCCTATCCTTTCCTTTTTGTCGGGAACGTGGATATTTACGTTTGAAGTTCCGGTTTGCGGTACTTCGTGGTTTAGGAATAAGTTGTTAATTACTACGTCTTCCTTCCCGGAATTATCCGGCCGTTCGCCCTGCACGTATATTCCGCCGCTAAGGGCCGCTTTCAATTCGGCCGAAGCGTTCAGAATCTCGAAAAGAATATCATCGGTTTCTATACTTTGCATGGCTCTTTGTGTTAAATCCATAACCGGCAATGAAGCCGGCCGGGGTCGAACTTTTCGCAAGTTCCGGTTACTACAACTAAGCCCGTTGCCTTGGCCGCTTCTACAAACTCGGTATTCGAAAGCTGGCTTACGTCTACCTCCTCCCGCGTTACAATTACCTGCGTGCCTTCGGGAATTTTGGCCGTACCTTTCGGTAGCTGGATAAGCGAAGCGAATACGCGGGTTTCTCCGTCGGCGGTCTGAATTGTCGAACCTTTACCGTTGGTTTCTTCCCGGCAAGCTGCTTTTAACTCCCATGCGGCGGCGGGCGTTTTCCAAGAACCGTTAGGTAATTGGACGCTTTCGCCGTCGTGCTGCAAGGCGTACAAGTATTGCGGGTATTGGTAGGAAGTCGTTACCATACGTTGCTTTTGTTCCGAATTTTGGGCTTGCCGGCCGGCGTAATGCCTAATTCCGTGCAAGTCGCGTTATACCAAAGTTTGATAGCGTCCCAATTCCAACTAATGGAATACCCGCCTTCTCCGATATTGGCAAGGGGGATAAGCGTTGTAAACTCGCGGCAAATGGCCGTTTTAGCCTTCCGCACGTCTACCGGTGCGTCCGGGTCGGGGATAAGTCCGCTTTGGTTGCAAAGTATCAAATCCACGTCGTCCGCCGATAGCTGGAATTTGCCGACCGTCTTAGTAATCCATTCTTTGTAAGTCATCGGGTAAGGGTATTAGGATAGGGGCGACCGTTGCCGGCCGTCCCTTTCCGGTTAGTGTGTCCAGGTGCTGTTAGAAGTGTCCATAAGGAAGGAACGGCCCGAAGAAAGCCAAGCCGGGAAAGCGTTTGCAATTCCTACGGTAACTTCTTCGATAGGTTCCTCGGTGGAATACTTCTTTACGCAGGTGTGGCCGTTCATAGCTTTGATTGCTACGGAACCTTTAAGGTTCATATCGGCCGGCTTCTTCCAATAGGTCGAACCGAGTACCTTGCTTTCGCTGAACATTACTACGTCGTCGGCAAACGGGTTTCCACTGAACGGGCGGCTTCCGTCGTCCTTCTCAATAGTAATATCTTGGTCGATAACTACGACCTGTAAGCCACGCAAGTACGCCAAACCCTTCATAGCTGCGTTTACCTGTTCCAAGCTCGGCGTTTGTGCGATGTTCAAGGCGTTAGCCGCGAACGAAGCGCAAAGTTTCGTTACTTCCTCGGTCTGAACCATAAGCGCGAAGGTGTCAAGGTTCATAAAGGCGTACTTCAAGCTAATACCCTTTTTCTTGGCCTTAGCTACGATAGCCTTAAAGTCCTTGCTAAACGGTTTCGCGCCGGTGGTGTTCCAAGCGGCCGAGCCGGTCTGAAATCCTACCTTCTGCGTTGCGTCGATTTGATAATCTACGTCGTACTCGGTAATTACGCTATTGTTGTTTTCGTTAGTAAGCGTTACTTTGCCCAACGAAATAGACTGCAACGCAATCCATTCCAAGCGAGCGGCCACCCCGTCCCAGCAGTACTGCGTATCTTCGGCCCACGCTTCTACCAACGCCCGAAGGTCGGGGTTCGCGGAAGTCATGGCGACCATAATGTCGTATTCGTTAAGCTCGTTTTCGTCCTTGGTACGCTTAATAGCCACCTTCGGAATATCGCCTTGAATACGCGCAATAGCTTCGCGGGTCTTTTTGTTGATACTTGCGCCGCGTGCTACAAGGTCGCCGGCAATCTTTAACCCTACCTGCGCTTCAAGGGCTTTCCAGGTAAGCGTGTAGTTCTCCTTCAAGGGGAACAAGGTAGGATAGTAGTACGGTTTAAGGTCGTAGGTGTTAATTACGGCCTGCATATCCCTTTCGGTAATGCCAATCATTAAGCTCCTTTGCATAACTTTTCCCGATTAAATTAGATAAACTGAATACCGGTAAGTTTGGCTTTCACTTCGGCACCGATAGGCGGGATATTGCTTTCCCGAATCTGCCCGATAGTCCAAGCGTTTACGATATGGTTGCTAAGTTCGTCCACGTCATAGCTTTCGCCTACAAGGGCTACCGGTGCGTATTTGAAAGCTGACCCCGAAGCCCCGGCCTTGGCTGCGAGGTAAAGCGAATCGCCGGCTTTTGCGGCCGTTCCGAGGGTGGTGTCTACCGTAAGGTCGTCGCTGGTTGCGTCGTCTGCGTTGGTAGCAATCTCCGTAATAGTGTATGCCTTTGAACCGGTCGCAAGCATAACTACGTCGCCTACTTTGAAGTTATGGCCTTTCTTCACGGTATAGGCCGTTGCCGTGTTCGTCGCGTCGGCCGAAAGAACGGCCACTTTGACGACGTGATAAAGCCCGTTTTCGTCCTTGCCTACCGGCGTACCTTCGTGCAGGACTTTCTGCGTAAGGTCGGCGGCGGAAACGGTAATACCGTTCGGAATGTCGGCGAGCTTGTGGGTAAACGCGCGAATTACGCGGTTATCCTTTTTCCTGTCGATTTTAAGCATTTTACAAGTGTTTAGCGTTAAACCTCTTTACCGCCCAAGCCCTTATTTTCGGCTTCTGCGGCCTTTGCCTGTATGTAGCTTTCTACGCCCGCGCTTACTCCGTCCTTGTTGGGGGAACCAAGTACCGGTTTTTCGTGAAGGCTTAGGCCCCGGTCTGCCAACTCTTGGCCGAAGGCTGCTACGTCGTTCTTGGTTTCGGTCAGATACTCGTTAAAGGCGTTTTCGTCGGCAAAGCCGCCAAGTTTGGCTACTCTGTCGAAATCTTTAAGAACCTTTGCTTTGTAGGCTTCGGGTACGTCGGCAAGCTCTTTAACAAGCGTTTCCCGGCGGCTGGCGGTTACGGCCGCGCTTTGAAGGCTCGTTACTTCGGACTGCAAGCCCTTAGTAGCTTTCTCTACGGCGTTCGTAATCATTTCCTGCACGGTTGCTACGTCCAAGGTTCCGGCCTGTGCGGGTGGGGTACCGCCTTCGTCCGGTTTCTTTTCCACAAAGTCGTACTTCTTACGCAGGTTGTCCTCGCGTGTTTTGTTCGCTTTGTCTATCTCAGCGTCCGCGTCTTTGCGCCAATCCGCTACAAACTTCGCTACGGCTTCGGCGGTAAGTTTACCTACGATACCGGTAGCTTCTTCCTTGGTATTAACCTGCATGGCGATAACTCGCGCAAGCTGGTTAAGCCCGTCTTTTCGCACGCCCGGAAACTGCGTTTCAAGTAGTGCAATAATTTCGTTTAGTTCCATTTGATTTTTTGGATTTAATTAAACCTGCGACAAAGAAACGTATTATAGTAATGCGAATCGCCGTATAGCGTTGCGAGTTTTTTACATTCGTTTCAACAATCCAACCGTAAGGGTGCGGAAAGGCTTATAAGAAGCTGGGGCGGTCTTTGTTCGCCTTGGTAGTTGAAAAGGCAATTTTCAAGAAATTAGCAACGCAGTACAAAGAATAGCAAAAGAAGGCGATTTTAGCCCGTTTTATTCTCCAAACAAGGAAATATACCAGCCAACCGCACAAAATCGAACAGCGGGCACGAGAAAGGGCAAAAACGGGCGTTCTTGCTTTGCCGGTTGTCCGGCCTTCTCGGATAAGTGGGGGAAAAGGGGATTTTGTTACCGCCGTATTACTATCAACATTCCGCCGGCGGAACTACCAACATAGCGGCGGTTACTATCAACATTTCGGAAATGGTGGTAGCTAATGTTGCAAGCTGCCCGGTAATGTTGCAAGTTTGGGGCGCAGGTCGAAAGCCCGTTTTCCCTCTCTTTCCCCCTGCACCCCCTTTCTCTCTTATATATCTTTATCCTTATATTTATCCACAGGGGCTGGGGTAGCCCCTGCCAAGGAGCTGCCCAAGAGCTGGGCAACTCCTTGTTTTTGCGTGCGCTACTTATTGATATATAATTATTTATTGATTTTGTAAAAATGAAAATTACGCCGAATGTTCCGCGCGAAATTGTGGGGCTGCCTTGGGGCTGGTTAGGGGCTGGGCTGGGGCTTAATCTCAAAAAATGAAAAATTGCAAATAATTGAATTATAACACATTAAACAACGAAACAAGCGTAACTATCTGATTCCGAAGTACAATAGCCCCAAGCCTGCCGCCGGGCTGGTGCTGGTCTGCTCCTGCGTAGGGGCTGGGTAGCCCCTGCCTTGCTCTTTGCGCGATTTTCCGCCGTAAAATAATGTTGTTTAGTGTTTTTGCAGTATATTTGCAACGTTTCCGGGGAGAAATCCGGGGACGCTTGTAAAAGCGTATAGGAATCCGCATTTGAAAATCGCCAATTTTCCAAACCGAAAGGATAGCCTATTAACGCTCGCTGGCTGTATATCCATTTTCGATATATCGCTAAGCGTGGGTTATAGTCTACTTTCGGTAGGTGTTTGGCGATACCTCAAATGCGTAGACCAATAAGGCCCACGCTTTTTTTGTTTTTGTAATGCCTGTTCGGGTTCTTGGGGCGCAAATTTTACGACTATGCAAATAGAAGAACTATTAGCCCTATTAACGCTTGCGGCAGCCTTCCTGCAAATTATCCTATTCTTCAAGTTATGGATAATGACGAATGACGTTAAGAAACTACGCGAAAATTGCGAACATTCGAATAAGTCTAACTTCAACTTTGAAATACGTAAGTCGCTTGCTTCGGGGGACAAAGAGAAAGCGAAAGAATTGTTATTAAATCGCTTTTACGATAGTATTTCCGAACTCAATTATTCGGGGTTGGATAAATCGGAAAGTAATTGGTTCCAGATTCAAAAAAACATAGACGCGGATTTTTTGAAGTTGAAAGAAAGGCTTGCTAACGACCTTTCAAAGATAGGCGAGCAACTACCGGAAAATATTAAGCAAATGAAATCCGGAAATGAATTTTACGAACTGTTTAACTAAATATCTTATGAAACACTTTTGCCTGTTATGTGCGCTTTTTCTGTTGGTAGGGTGTTCCAAAGATGAAGACCCCGGAAGAAGCTACACCGAACAACAAGAAAAAGCCTTATCCGTGTTTAACGGGACTTGGGCCGATACCCAATTTTCAAACCTTGGCGACTATCCCGGTGCCGAATTGCAACCCGACCCGGATAAAATCATATTCGGAACCCAAAACAATAAGCCCGTAGAAATCTACGAAAACGACTTTATCGAAGGCGAACGCTTGCTTTTCTCTGCCTTCGGCGAATTGGTTTACCATAACGAAGGTTACGAAGATGTACCGTGCTATTATTGGGTATCGAACACGGCCGATGAATTACGCCTATACAGGACTTCCACCAAGAAGCTATACAAGAAATTCGCACTTTCTATAAAAAGCGATACGAAAATGAACCTTCACGCCCCCGATTTATCGCTACCGTACATTTTTGTAAAGCAATAGTATGAAGTGGATAAAAAAGCTATTTTTTGGCAACGCCAAGGCTTCCCCGTCCGATGACGATAGAATAAGCAACTTTTCCGTAGATGAAGAAGGAAATATTTCGGCAATCGTAACCCTTTCCGTCAATGGCGAAAAATTGGAATTTCCAATAGATACCAACGAACAAAAATTAGCGGAAGAAGCTAAGGCGAAAGAAGCAAACAAAGCAAACCCCAATTCCTGCGAACGGGAACCGGCCGAAGATGAAATAAAAGTACCTATATCGTTTTTAACACCGGAAAATATAGCTTTGTCAAATAATGGGCCTAACCTTTTCAGCATATATTTACGCGCTAAAAGATTGGGGTATAACAATATCGCAATTAAAAAAGATGTTTACAAAGAAGCATTTAATAGTATTGTGAAAAATAGACGGCTCAATTATTCAATACAACGAACCGCATCGTTAAACATGCTTGGTATCGCTTATGAAAAGAAGGGGGAAATAGAAGCCGCCATACAAGTTTACGAAGAAAATATAGCCATGCGTTCCAACGGTCGGCACTCATACGATAGGCTGAAAATCATATATCGCCGACAAAAAGATAGGGAAAACGAAATACGGGTTTTACGAACGGCTATTAGCGTATTTGGGGAAGGCTCGGAATATAACGAACGCTTGCTTAAACTACTATCCAAACCAAATAAACCCGCATGATACGAGAAACGGCCCTATTTCCGTTTATCTCCTTTGTCGGGTACCAGCCTATACCCTGCGGAATTGAAGGCCACAAAATCGAAATTCGGGAAAAATAAGGAAGGAGTAGCACCGCGCTACTCCTTCTTCTTTTCTTCTGTATCGTCGTCTTCCGCCATAGCGTCGGTTTCTGCTTCCCAACGGTCGATAGCGGCCGCGTGTTCCCGCCGGTACGCTTCTTTTTCGTCCTTCGGCATTGCGTCCCAATCCTTACGGGCCTTCGCCCATTTATCGTTATCGGGCCACTTATCTATTTCTTTTACTTCTATCATAGCTCTACAAGTGTTATGCGGACTTCTTGCCCGGAAATTTCGTGCTTCACTATCTTAAACCGGGTGCCGTTAGTAAATAATACTTCCCGCTGGTCTTCGGGAGCAAATTTACCGTTAAATTCCGAAATATCGGATATGTCGCGGCCGTTTTTGCTCTGAATTTCAAAAAGTACCCGTACTTCCGTCTTCTTCAAATCTCGATAGCTGGCAAACCGGTAAGCAACCGCCGGCGTTTTTGTCGATGAAGTGAAAATAGCGTGTTTTACTTCGTCTTTGCCGGCGTAAAGGCGTTCGTAATCCTTTCGCTTCATAATCGCGCCTCGGTAGACGGTTCCCCGATACTTCGGCAATTCTTCCAACGCCTTAGCCATAAGGGAAGCCGAAGCCTTGTTAAAGTCGGTAAGGGTGCCTTTATCCAACTGCTTATTAAGCTGCCGGTAGTTCCCGCCTTGCTGGGTGTAGTGATGAAGGGCCGCAAGTTCTGTATTCTGAATATCCGGGTAAAGCGTACTAAGTAATTGCGTCGCCCGTTCCATTGCTTCGGCCGTACTTCTTGCCCTCGTAAACTTCCGTTCTTCGGCGGTATAGGTGTTTACCGGCAAGGTGCCGATACTTTTCCGGTTATCCCGAACAAAGTACGGTAAAGTCTTCCAACCTTTCGAGCGTTCCTCGTTTTTGGCTATCCAATCGGTCAAGGCTTTCGGAACCTGCGTTACGGTGCGCTGGGGGTTCGGTTTCCAATCCTTCAACTTACCGGCCTTACGTGCCCTTATTCGTTCCCTAAAATCGCTTTCCGAAATGAAGATAGGCACCATTTCGCAACGGCAATGCGGGTGCCAACCCGTCCAAAGGAAAGTTTTAGGGTACCGGCCGGCCAATACGTCGCAAATATCGTATAAGGTTCGTAATTTACCGTTAATTACTACCGTATGGTTATTGCTTAGCCGAATTTCGTACCCGATAATAAGGGGGTTATTTTGGTAGCTTTCCCACTCCGCACGGCGGTAGGCGGCGTTCATTTCGGTAACGGCAAGGCGGCGGGCGTTCTTGTAAGCTGACCTATATACGCCTTGGCCGGGGTGGTACTGTTTCGCCGCTTGGCTTAATTCAAGTTCCCCGGTTTCCTTGTTGCGAACCCGTCTATAAAGCGCGTCGGGATTGTTCAAGTACCCGCGAAGGCTACGGCTTACTTCTTCCGGGCTTTTCCCTTCAAGTATGCCGTTTTGTATGATAATTTCAAGTTCTTGTTTCGCCTTCGCCGTCAAGTTCCAAACACGGGTAGATAGGTTCATACCCTCGCGGCTGGCGTTGGCGTAGGCGTGGCCCGTTGCTCCTTTGGCCCGGTGTGCCTTTACTGCCTGTTCGCAAATGTCGGTAGTTTCTTTACTCCGTGCCGAGGTCTTCCCGAATACCTCTAACGCCTGTTCCTTTACCCGTGCTTCTCCTTTGTTCCAACTTCCTATAATACCGTTCTTGGTAATAAGGGCTGTTTTGCTGCTAAGGTCTTTTAGGTACCGGTCTAACTTGCGTTCGGCGGCCGGGTTCCCTTTCCAGGTAAAAGAAGCCCCCGATTCTATCGCTTTCCTAACCTCGGTAAGTTTTAGGGCCGCGTGGTAGGTATTGCCAAACAATGCGTAAAGTTGCTTTTCTACGCTCGCTATATATCGTATAACTTCTTGCCTTTTATCCATTACGCCCTAAGTTCTTCTATTGCAATTTGGATATACTTACTTAAAATTGCGTTTAACTCGCTGCAAGGGCCGCTAATTACGTCGTACCCCTTACTTTCAACGTATAGGGCATAATCGGCGGCGGCAACGATAACCGCTACTATGTCGTTCGGGTATTGTGCGGCCGCTTCTTCCGCCATACGCTTACCTTTTTCTACGCCTTCGCTTCCTTTTTCCCCACCGGTAGAACCGAAACTTTCTGCTACCTTTTTCCCGTGATTATAGATAACAAAACCAATCGAAGAACGTAATAGGTGTGTCCGGTCTTTGTAGGTGTTCAATAGTTTAGCGTTCCGCGTAACCTCTAAACAAGCCATTTGCATAGCGTCTACAACGGTGGCCGTAATAATGTCTACTGCTTCGTAAACGCCTGCAAATAGCTTATCTATGTCGAATTTCGCTACTATGTTTCCCATATCTTAGTTAGTAACTTGGTTAGATACTTGGTTAGTAGCTATACGGTGGGTTCGTAAATAGACGAATAGGAAGCCGCGCTTTCTTCGGTTTCTATCTGCTCTATTTCTGCGTCCGTATCGTTTACCCAGCCTAATTGCTGTACGGCCGTCTTCCGCGAACAAATAGCCTTCTGACCGGTTGCCGAAAGAAGAAGGTTTACGTTCGCCGCTTCGTCCTCAATCATAAACGGCACTATTTCGGGTTCGATAACAAGGCTACCGCAAGCGTCTACAAAAGCCTTATCTTTGGCGTTCATTTGTGCTAAAAACGCCTGTATTACGCTTAACCGACGCTGCAAATAATCGTCGAACACTTCGCATTTGTCCTGTACTTTTAGGTGCGCGTCCATAAACAGCAACTTCAAGGCGACACCCGAAACGGCCCCGATACCCTTTACCGAATCGAAAGCAATATCCGGCGTTTGCGTAATGGTGTAAATCATACGCAAAAGGGTTTCTATCTCTAATTTGACGCTTTCGGGGGCTTGCGCCCAGCTTAGATATTGTGCGGTCGCGCCTTCTTCGCCCTCGATAACGGCCCCGCTTTCGCCCTTCTTGGCCCAACCCAAAATAGTACCCGTAGTAAAGATTTTCGGGCTTGCGTGGTAGTCGTTGGTATCGGCGAAGTTAGAAAGCAACTTTTCCAAGCGGTCTATAAGGTTCTGCACGTCTTCCCATTCTACGGCGGGCTGGCGGCCATAGATAACCGGGATTTTGCCTATTTGGTTCTTCTTGGGGTAGCCGTCCAATAACTGCCATTGGTTGCTGGTAAGCGTCCATTTCCGTATTTCGGTATCGGTATAGGTTTCGAAATAGGTATGTTTTACCCCCGCGCTATCCTTTACGACGTATTCGCGGGAAAAAGCTACCATATCGCCCGTTTCATCGAAGTAGGGGTAAAGCCTATCGCCGAACAACGGGCTAAAAATGGCTACCCGAAGTTTGTGCGTTGAATCGAAGCCGTAGTTTTTCGTCGGTTTCTCCACCGGGTACCAAAGTTCGGCCGATTCCTTACTGCTATACATACCCCGCGCTACCTTCCGGTTAAGGGTGCGGCTTTTGTTATCGAACAAAACACGCTTTACAGCCTTCAAAACGTCGGCTTCCTTGGTGCCTTCTTCCGGTTCCGCATTAAGAATTACGGGGTTTCCGAACGTGAAGGCTACGGCCCGCTTTACTATAAGTTTCTGAATTGCCAAGGCTACGCGGGCTACCGGCTCGATACGGAAGTTTTCGGTTTCTCCGTCGCCATTGGTAACGGTCTTTATGTTCTTCTTTTCTTCGTCGTTTATATCGAAGTCGGAAAGGTCTACTTTTACCTTCTTATCCCTACGCTTTACCGGGTCGTTTACGTCGTGGCCTTGGGGGTCAAGCTGGGCGATATATTCGGCCGCGTTCGGCTCGGTCGCATTACGTCCGTTCTTCAATTCGGCAATAGCGGTACTATGGTTCTCGCTCGCCAAAAGTTCGTTAAGTTGCTTACTGTTCATTTTATTGTTATTTTGATAGTTAAACATTATGCGAAATATCCGGCCGCGCTTTTCTTGCCTGTAATGGGCCGTTGCTCTACGGTTCCGGTCAATGCGTCCGGCGCGTCATCGTGGGCGTTCTTGCCAACCTTCATATAGTGCGTAAGGGCTTGGTAGAAGTCTGGCCACATTTGCGCCCACCCGCGCGGGAAATAGGTAAGGTTTTGTACTTCCGCGCTATGCGTGAATATGCGTACGGCCTTGTTTTGGCTTTGGTGGAACCACTTAATACGGGTTTTGTTGTTGCCCATTAACCGGGCTTGTTTCTCTACATTACGCGCGAAGCCCCGGCCGCCGTTGTTGCTCTCTACTACGGCCAATTCTACCGCGTGTTTGGTTAGCATTTCGGCCGTTTTGGGTTCGGTGTACTCCATAGGCTTAGCCGTATAAAGCACGTCCAAAACAAAATTTCCTATCTCGGTTTCAAGGTAGGTTATCGAGCAAAGGAAATCCGCGCCTTCGTCCGCCGTGTCGGTATAGTTCTTAACCTTCCGTAGCTTGGTGGCCGGCAGTATGTCGTATTCCTTAAATGGGTTTTCGTACATAAGGCCCTGCAAGGGTTTCGGGTCTTGCTGGTATAGACTTTCGAATACGTGCGGGTTTCGGGTGCGTATGGCTTCCAACTTTTCCAAATTGTGGCGTTCGGGCCATAGTGCCGTACCTTCTTCGCGCGGGTCGTATTCGGTAGGTGCACCCTTCTTAATCGCTTGATAGGTTACTACTACCCACCCGTTCGGATTGTTTACCGGGTCGTATATTCCTTGCTGCTCCAATAGGCGGCCGGCTAAGTCCTTTTCGTGCCAGCGGGTAAATACTATAAGCTGCTGGCTATTGTTGTGTAATCGGGTTTCGGCTACCGTATCGTACCAATCTTCGATAGCTTCCCGAACAACTGCCGACCACGCCGTTTTAGCGTCCTTATAAATGTCGTCCATTATAAGGGTATCTACCGGTTCGCCCGTAAGCGGGCCACCTACGCCGACGGTCTTAAAACCGCCCCGGTGTCCTACTATTTCGCATTCGTCGGCATTGCGAAGCCATGCACCGGCAACGGTCGTAATGTTCGATGAATTAAGGCGCGTTTCCGGGAATATCTCGGCATATTCCGGCGTGTCTATAATGCGCTGTATTTCGCGGTTGAACTTACGGGCTTTCGGTGCCGAATAGCTTACGACGGCTATTTTATTGTCCGGATTCCGGCCAAGCATATAAGCCGGAAGGCGGCGCGTAGAACCTTCGCTTTTGCCGTGCTGGGGCGGCATGAATACCATTAGCTTTTTAATCTTCCCTTCCGCGAATAAGGTTAGAACGTGGTAATATCGTACATGAAATTCAGCAGGGTCGAAAGTAGGCATAGTAGCACGGGTAAACGGCAAAAGGTCGGTACGTGCTTCGCGTATCAACCTTTCCCGCAATGCGGCTATATACTCTATTTTCTCTTGGCGCGTCATTTATCTAATTTCTTTTCCAATTCGGCTATACGTGCGTCTAATTCTTCGTCGGTAAGTTGCCCGAACAAGTCCTTACCGTCCTTGCCCGTTACTTCGTTGTTCTGCCTGTTCTTCCAATTCTCCGGCTCTCCGTTGGTTAGTGTAAAGATTATCGCCGCCGTGTCCGGCTGGTAGTGTTTATCGACTATCTTTTGTTCCTTTATTCGCGGTATCTCCTTGCCGTTTACGTCGTACTTGCCGGAACCTACCGTAGTGATGTGTTTTTCCTGCACCGTGTACCCTTGTATCTTTCGTAGAAGGCTTTTTTTCGCTTCGGCTACGAAGAAGGCCATACGTTCCGCTTCGGCCTTTTTTATATTCTCCGAAAACTCCGGAAACCGGGTAATCCAATCGTAATAAGTAGAATCGGAAATTTTAACCATACGGCATACTTCCGCCACCGTATAGGTGTCGGTAGCGATAAGCGAACATATCTTTTCGGCTATCTTCTTATTGTATTTCGTCGGTCTTCCCATTACTTACTTATTGCGGTAAATCGTCCCCCGCGTGTAATTCTCCAAATTCTTCTTTAATCGCTTTCGGGTCGCCTTTGTAAAATACCAATACGTCGTCGTGAAGGCCGCTATTTGCGCGGGTCTTATTGAACTGTTCTACGGCCTTCGTTACCTGCACTTCTTCGAATTGGTCTACCGTTTCTTCTACTGAACCTTTACAAAAGACTAATACGTTTTGGTGTAGCTTACCAACTTTGCGGCCCCCGTTAAATTGTCGGCGTATTCTCATTGCAAGGCTGGTAACTTGATTTACTAAAATCAAGTGGTTATAGTAGCTTAGGCCGCATTCCGTAAAGGCTTCGATAGTATGGCCTATAAAGTTCCGGTAAATGCCCTTTTTATCCCGAATATCCCCAACTACAAAGACGGCAAAGCGGTTGTTCTTCAATCGGGCGCAAGCCTGCTTTATTGCGGCTTTGTAGGCTTCCAAGAACTGCGGGTAATCCATGTTGGAAATATCGCGGGGGTCATTGCTATATACTTCCAAATCCGCGTATGGCGGGCAAGAAAATACCATATCGAAGTCGCCGGTAATGCCGTTCTTTTGTAGCACGTCTTCAAGCTGCGTACTATCGCCAACTGTCCAACGCGGCGCAATGTCGGCCGGCATGTTACCTAATACTTCTTTCGCGTTCTCGATATTGGCTACTACTTGTTTTTCCCGAAGGTCGTTACCAACGTAGGGCATATTCAATTTTGCCGCTACGATACCGCGAACACTTCCACCGGCGAAAGGGTCTAAAATGCGGCCGCCCTCGATATTGAACCAACGGTAGGAAAGTTCGGTTAGAACGGGGTCGAAGATTGAGGTAGTAGTCATGGCCTGTATTCCCTGCTTCTCCATTTCCGCTAACACTTCATCGGCGGAAGGCTCCCGGCCCAACTTTTCCCGAAGTGCGTTTTTGGTGTCCCAATAAATAGGCGGTTGCGCGTCTTTGGCAAATGTCAAATCGTCGTCCCTGCCTTCCTCGCTCTTTATACCTATTTCCAACCAAGCGCGGCGGCGTTCCTGCCATTCGGCCGTACGGGTATTAAGCACGGAAAAAGGCGGCATTACAAAGTCGTCTTTAAGCCTTCTAAGCTGTTCTTCGGTATCTTCTTCCCCTTGGCCGCCTTCTCCGCCGTAGCTTTCCAATTCTACGCCCCAATCGTCGGGGGCTATATCCCACTTATCCGACGCTTGGGTAAGTGCCGCTTCGTCCCAAGCCAAGTTAGCGGCCCCGGTCGCATTATCGGCTAAGGCAAGTTCGCGCCCTTCCCGCGTGTCTAAATCTATGTCGGTACGCTTTACCGCTACTATTTCTTCGCCGGTGGTTTCGACTATCAAAACCTTTTCTAACCCGATTTGCCCGGCGTTTTCTACGGTCTTGTTTCCGGCTATAATACGGTTGTTCTTATCCAAAAGAATAGAACGGCCCGCCCCGAATTGGCGCAGGCTCTTTTCTATCAAACTTTGGCCGAACTGCGTACCCTTGTTAAAATTCACGTCGTCCGGTACAAGCTGGGCTATATCCGCTTCTATAATCTTCTTCGGTGCCATAGGCTCTACGCGATGAAGTGGAATACCAGGCGAGCCAATAGCACGTTAAGGACACCGGCAAGAACACCGACTACCGAAAAAATGAAGTCCCAAACTTCCGGGGTTCCTTTCTTGCTGAAATTGTCGTAAAGCTCTTTCCCGGCGGCGGCCGCAATCCCGGCGCAAAGGCCATAGAATACACCGAAAAGCCCCACGAAGAAGGCGATAATAAAGCCGGCCGCTAAATGTAGCCATTTGTCCGAACTGAATAAGTAGCCCTTAAAGGTCGTAAGAGCCTGTAAAATCTTTTCTTTCATACCTGCGTACGTTTATTTGTGTGTAAATATTCGCGTTACGCAAAAATAAAAGAAGCGTATTATAATAATACGCTTCTTTATCTAAGAATAATTAAAAAGTTACCAACATAAACGGGGGATATATGCCCGTATAACCTGCTGGAAATCTCCTAAGGAACGGCAAACGATGTACTTATTACCGTGCGCTTCGGCCAACGCTTGCCACTCCTTTTGCGTGGGTGTTTGCCGGCTGCTTTTGCTGGGGGTCTTAAACTCGATACAAAGGGAATGAAACCCGCCGGAAGGATAAAGTAGGATAAGGTCGGCTACCCCGGCAGTTACTCCTTCGCCCTTCATAATCGCAGCTTCCCTTGCGTTCCTTGCCCCGCCGTTCGGAACCGCGAAAAGAAGGCGGCCTATTTTCGGGTACTGCAACCGGAACCAAGTAACGCAGTCCTTCTGTATTTGGCTTTCTATATGTCGCATTTAACCTTTGTTTTATACCAAATCTTATGTTTTTTACACGCTATCGCATTGCGACTTTTTATTACGTTCTGTAACTTGCAATGGTCGTTATTGCTGGTTGCATCTCGTTCAAGGTATATGCAACTCCAACAATGTCTTTTTTTGCTTTGTCCCATAAATTTTATTCTTTTTCGTATAAGCGGCAAGCCGGGTTAGTTACCTTTATTCGCTTCAATCCGTTACCCGTTCTTCGGCTCTTTTGAAGGGCGCAACTTTGCACTATCTTCGTGCTATGGTCGTTCAATTCCCAACGCTGGCGGTGCTTACAAGTCCGGCAAGTCGGTAATTCCTGTTTGGCTCCGGTTTTAACGGCGGCTATAAATTTGTCGTAATCCATAGCCGAATATGCCTTTAACCAATCTTCGCGTACCAAAATATCGCGCTGGGGAACATAGGCGTAGAATACGCCATTTACCCGGCACCCGCCCGAAAAACGAGCGACCGATAAATACGGCTGCTTCGTAACGTCGGCAACTACTATAACTTTATCTGTGTCGAACATACCTATTCGTGTTTAACCGTTAATAAATACTTCTGTTCCCGTTCGGCCCGCTTAATCAATCGTTCTATATCTTGCCCCACGTCCGTACCGTTCCCGTTCTGAAATCCCACCCAATTTTTTACCTCGCAACCTCTAAGGGATTTTACTTTAAGAACCTGTATTAACGTCGAAGAAAGACCGCTTAACCTACAAGCCAATTCCTTCTTTTCGGCTTTTAGTGTCCTTATTTCTTCCTGTAAAGCCTTAGTTTCTTCGTTCTGCTTCATACTCATTATTTTGCTTTCTGTAATCAAATAACCGGGGCTTTACCCCTTCGCGGCGCATAATCGAAGCAAGGATAGTTATTTCGCCTTGCGCGTTTTGTTGCTGGCGTTCCGCATCCTTAACGACGGTTATAACCCCGTCTTTCTCCCAAAGTAGCCCCCATTTATCCGGCAAATCGACTTCGGTTATCAATCCTTCGGGACTGCAATAGTACCGAAAGGCCCCTACGCCTTCTTCCGGCTGCTGGCGGAAACTCTTTTTTGCATCGGCCAAGAAGTCGGAACGCGAAACCTTCACTTCGATAAGAACCGTAGCCCAATAGTTCCACCCGAAAACGTCCGGGGTTTCCGGGTTAGCTGTTACCAATTCTACGGCAACGTATGGGCAGTAGCTGGAGCCGAATTTTGGCTTTCGTAACCATTTTCCCGCTAATCGGCATAATTCCCGGTGTCGGCTGTTATCGTGCGGCTGTTTTGGTTCCGGGAAGGTGGGGGCAGTATCAATAGCCCCCGGTCTACATCCTTTTCTTCCCATAGCTTCGTTTCATTATGAAGCGGCCAATAGTGCGGGCCGCAACCCAATAACCGATAGTTTCCATGTATAGCCAAATAGCCCGCCTAAGTTTTCGTAATGCGTCCTGTACGCTACTGGCAATCCAGCGATGTTTTATGCCGTTCTTAGTATCTTTAAGTAGGTCGGCGTACGCTTCGGCTCGCGTACGGAAGTATGTATTTTCGTACATTATTCGCCCCGTGTGGGTGGTATTGGGCCAACCGTATTCCTCGCATTGTTCGGCCTTTACTGCCCAATTCTCGGTAGTAAATACCGGAAGGTTCCGGGCGAAGGTGTCCGGTTCATCAATCAAGGCCCGAAGTACCCCGTTCTTTTCGTCTGCCTTAATACGGGCGGCAAGTTGTCCTATCTCGCTATCCTCTCCGGGCGTAACCAAAGACGAATAGAACACTTTACCGGTTTCTATATTTATGGCTATAAGTCCGTGAACATATCCGGAACCGATACAAATACAATCCCCGCCGTATTTTTCTTCGTTATAGATAGCTACGATATGCTTTATATCGTAATGCTGCTTTATTGCTTTGAATCCCATATACCTATTTTGTTGTTTGTTTGAACCATGCCCGGTAACAAAGTTCCCGAAGCAAATCCGAAAGAATAGCTAACCCCTTGGAAAGCCATAGGCAAACCAATTGAAGCGGCACTACCGTAAAGAATACAAGCCAAAATATCGTATTCCATAATAGGCCGGTGCGCCTTTTTACCTTTATCGTGTAGGTAATTTCCCCTTTGTTCATACCGTTACTTTTTTAGCTTCTACTTCCTGTTTCGCCCGATAGTTTACTACCGTTTGGGCTACTCTGAAAACAAGCCCGGTTATCGCGTCGCGCTGGGACTTCGGCAGGTCGCTTTCAAGGTTCGCAACCTTTATAAAAGTTTCCCTAATACCTTCTACCGTAAATATCCCCGCGTCCTTCAAAGCGTCGTACGGTGTCCGGCGATACCTACAACCTTCTTGCGGGGCCGGTCGTTTGTTGTAGGCTTCAATCTCGTAGCCTAAGAACTCGTTAAATTTGTCGTCCTTAATAATGTCCTTTACTTTCATATCTTTTTTTGTTGGTGTTTAGTAGCGTCGTTTCGTAAAGTGAATAATGGCAAAGTCAATCGTAACGGCAGAGGCGAGCCCGGCGAACTGCGGGTACTTCTTATCTGCTTCGGCGAAAACCGGCGCGAACCATGCCTTAAAATCGTCTACCGTAAGCCCGTCGTTTTCGGCTAAAATCTCCAAGGGGACGGGGTGGCCGTCTACCTCCGCCGTATAATCGTAATACATGGCAGTTGCTATCGGTTTATCCTGTTCTTCCGCATAGTGATTTATTACACGACGTTCGCGCCGTAACGCCAACCTTTGCACGCCTACAATGCCGGCCGGAATCTCGGTTATAACTTCTTGGGGGCTTCGGTATGGCTTCGCGCTCCATTGGCGGACGCTAAGAACTCCACCCGTAGCCGTTATTTTTTCGATTTTTGCCCGCCAATACCCGTAATTGCTTCGGCAGGTGTGTACCTTCCGCCCGTCGGCTACTTTGGCTATAAAGCCCGTTTCTTGCCCTTTACGGGGGTGCTTCGGGCCGAAGTATTTGCCAAGTGTTACTACTGCTTTCATACTATTGTGTTATTAAAACGTCCGACTTATTCACGGTTACGCATATTGGCTGTAATGGCTGGTTAAATGTTCGAAGGGCTACCCAAAGTTCCCCGGTTTCCGCTATCTTCTTCCGTTCTTCTTCGTCCAACTCAAAGCAAAAAACCGCCGTTCCGTCTTCTGATTTATATGCAGGAAGGGGGTAATATTCGGGTTGATTTTCTCCGTAAACTGCATTTACTTCCTTAAATTGTTTTGCTTTCATACTCAATATTTTAATTAACTTTTGTTCGGTTATAAAGTAGGTGCGTATCTATTCCGGTAGCGTTAAAGACCAAGGCCCGAACGTCTTGCCCTAATTTTTCTACGGCTTTTAAGGTGTCTTCTTGGCTAACTCCTTCGGCCTGCTGCTTCTCGAAAAACTTATCTAATAGTGCGCTCATAAATATTTTTGTAGAAGCCCGGAACCCTTCTAAGGTGTAATTCGGTTTTGCTCCGTTAAATGCTTCGTACTCCCAAAGGGTAGCTTCCATTTCTTCAAGCACGGGGCTTAATTTCTTTCCTATCATATCGGTAATTGTTAAAATGGTAAATCGTCTACTTCTTCGGGTTGCTGATATGCCGGCGGAGCGTAAGTTGGTGTAGCGGCCGAAGTCGTTACGGCCTGCTGGGGGGCTTCTGTTTGGTCGGCCCGGTTTCCGCCTAAAAGCTGCAATTCTCTAACCCGGCAATTTATACCGGCTTGCAATGCTCCGCCGGCTTCATATGCCTTGGCCGAAAGTTCGCCACGAATGAATACGCGGGTTCCTTTCTTCAAATAGTTAATTACCGGGCTTTCTCCGTATTTAAGGCAACTTACCCAAGTCGTACGTTCGTGTCGTTGCCCCTGCGAATCTTTATAGCTTTCGGTATGGGCTACGCTGAAAGCTATGTACTTTTGTCCGTTAAGGTCTTTAATAATGGCGTCCGCTCCGAGGTTGCCAATTGCTTCTAATACTAACATATTGCTTTAATTATTTGGTTATTAACTCTATTCCTTTGGCTACTACTAACGGCTGTTCTTCGCTTAATTTCCCGATAAAAGCCGTTATAATTCGCCCTTGGTCGGGGTTTATGCCTAACGGCGAAAATGTCCCGTTACTGTTCTTTACTACCAGCAAAATAGCTCCTTCCGGCAACTTGCTTAAATCCTTTGTTTTCATTTTGTTTTAAGTCCTTCTATCTTATAAAAACCTTCTTCCGAGGCTTCGATAAGGTTGTACCTGGTTGATTCTTTAATTTCGATACCTATACGGCGAAACAAGGGCGCAACCCGAATACACGTAACCGAACAAGCCCCATTTTTCCGTACATAAACCCGGAAAGCGTCGGGGTCTGTATTATAGGAAACTTTCAAGTACAAAGCCCCGCGTTCATCGTGGGCCAATAGTACCCCTTTATGCTCTGAAAGGTTAAGTTCTGCAACTGCTCGGCTACTGAAAAATAAATAGCCGGTAGAAGCCAACGTAACGAACATTTTACCGGGTTTCGGTGGTTTAATAATTCGTAGTGTCATTCTATGCAACTTTTAATAGTTCGTCTACAATTTCTTCTACCAAGGCTTCGCATAGAACACGGGCTATATTCACTTCTACCGCATTGCCGATAAACTTCTTTTGGTCGGCCTGCGTTCCTATAAGGGTGTAGTTTTCCGGAAACCCCATAATTCGCTTTAACTCGATAATTTTTAACATTCGCATTTTTATATCGACGATACCGTAAAGGGCCATAAACTCCTTTATTTTCCGCATTGGGCCGCTATCGGTTTCGTAAATCTCTATTGCCAATTGTCCGCACTCCGTAGCGATAAGGTACGGGGGCTTTTTATCCATTTTGGCAATAAGGGTAAAACACGGTTTTTCGACGGAACCGCCGGCGTTAGAAAATTGAGGGTTCATAAGATACCATTTGCAGGCTATTACGTTTTGCTTGGGGTTCGTCATTACCGCCGGGCAAGGGTTATCCAAGGATGATAATTGCCCGCCGCCGCTATAATTGTTCGCTATAAATTCCGGCTTTACCACCGAAAACCTATCTTTCGTTGTAATAGTGGGCGAAGGCATATTTACGGAATGGTTATTACCATTTCCGTAGTACGCAGAAATAAATGCGTGGTGGTCTATACAAGTAATCGTACCGGCCGGTGCTTCTATCGAACTATTTTTACTACTTGGGTGGCCGCCGTACTGCTTCGACAAAAAAGACACTTGCGCTATACCTAAGCGGTTTTGTGTCGATACTACGGGGCAAGGCTGGTCTATACCCGGAGCTTGATATTTCCCGCCTTGGTTCATCGAATTGTATTTAACCAAAAATGCGTCTTTGCCACCGGCCACGAACTTTATAAGGCCCGCGTATATGCGCTCCAAGGTTTTAGGTGAAAGCGGTTTTTTACGGTTAAAGATACTTTCCCCTTCATCGTCAAAATCCAAAACGTCCTTTACGGGCTTCCACTTCTCCAAGCTGCCGAAAAGGTCGCCGCCCCCGGTCTTCGAGTGGGTAGACTTCGGCCAAACGATAGGAAGGTACGATTTGGCAAATATCCCGAAGAAACGCTTTCGGCTGGTGTAGGCTCCGTAATCCGCCGCGTTAAGTATTCTATGGTCGAACTTGTACCCGTAGGCTTTTACGTTATCTACCCAATTGGTATAAAGCCGCCCTTTGTCCCTGCTAATCGGTTTTCCGTTTTCGTCCAAATCGCCCCAGCTCATAAATTCTTCTACGTTCTCGATTTGGATATAATCGGGGGTAAGAGCTTCTATGTACCTAAACAAGTGTTCGGCAAGGGTACGGCTATCTGCGTCGCGCGGAAGGCCGCCTTTTGCCCGGCTGAAATTGGTACATTCAAGCGAAGCCCAAAGCACAACTTTCGCCATAGGGTACATTCGGCGCATTTCGGCGGTATGTTCTGCCAATGGGTGTAAGTCCAAGGTTCGCATATCTTCCGTATAGTGCTGCGCTTCGGGGTGATTGGCCGCGTGGCTCGCTATGGCGTTCGCGTCGTGGTTTACGCAAGCTATAACCTTCGCGCATTTTCGCTCCTTATAGTTGGCCTTCTCTACGCCTGTACTTGTTCCGCCTGCACCGCAAAACAAGTCTATATATAGTAACCTAATGTCGTTCATTTCGTATTATAGTCAGACGCTTTCGCGGAAAATTAGTCTTTTGATAGGTGGGCTTTAACTGCGTTTACATAAGCCCTAAATTCGGGGGTATATCGGTAATCGTCCGGGTACTTTCTGAGGTAGTAGATAATAGTAGCGTGGTTCCGCTTCATCTCTTTTGCAATCCTTACCACCGTTGCCCCTTCTTCACGGCATAGCTGGGCGAAAATCATACGGGAAAAGACGTGTTTTTGCTCTCTACTTTCGCCTATAATATCGAAGAATGAAACGCCCATGCCTTCGGCTATCGCCTGCTTTATCTGCTGGAAGGTCGGCACTTCTTCGTAAATAATCGTCTTGCCCGTTAATTCGGCTAAATTCTTTTCAAACGTAGCCCCTTTGGAAAATACCCAATCGGGCAACAAATAGATAGCCTTACACCCCATAAGTATAAGTACGTCCATAGCTACGTGGACTTCCCAAGAAGCGTTAGCGGGAATACCGTTTTTAAGCGGGTTTACCACCTCGTAACCTTGGGCTTTTAACTTGGTTTCCGTTTCGTCGAACTTTGCCGCTACTTCTTCTATTGGTAGGCCGCTAATTCGGCCTGAAATGTATATCTTTTCCATATTGGCTATTATTTTCTATAAGAGTAATTTTCAAACGCTATTCTGTCGAACATTTCCGTAAATCGGTCGGCTATCCGTTCGCCGTATTTATCTGCCAGGTCTTCCGCGCTTAGATTGCTGGTCATAATTGTAAACTTCTGCCGGTCATACCGGTAGTAAATCGTATCGACAAAAGGACTAATTTCGTTTCCCCAAACCTTCACTACGGAAGGTTCCGTACCTACGTCGTCAATCGCCAATAACTCGGCTTTCTTAATGTAGTCGAAGCGTTCCGGCTGGTTCTTGGCTATGTCTGCAAGTTCCAAAGCCGATACCGCCAAAACATTTTTACGCCGGTCTGAATATAGGCTTTCGTACAGTACCCCTATAAGGCTACCTATTGCACGAACTAAGGTTGTTTTGCCATTGTCTACTGTTCCATGAAGAAGAAGCCCCGGTTTATGGTTTCCCGTCAGCCATTTTGCCGCCTTTTCTATATGGCTTTGGGTTGCTTCGTCGTCGATGAACTGCATACGCCGCCGCATAACTTCGGCTATATAACATTCGCGCAACATTGCCGGCACGTCTTCGGTGTACTTATCGACCTTAAAGCGTGTCGGTA